TACAATACGACTAAAGTTCTTTTTCTTATCGAATTGAACCACGTTATTAAATCTATCTAGCAGTTGGTCCGTTTTATGGCTGATCACATAAACGTTTGCTTTGGACCCAAAACTAGATAGAAGCTTCATCAGCTCATCCACTCCACCACTGTCTAAACTGGAATCAAATACTTCATCCAGAATAAGCAGATTAGTATTGACACTGTTCTTCAACTTTGCGATCTCTCGCCATGTCAGAAGCAGTGCCAGATCGATCCTCATTTTTTCGCCTTCGCTAAACGACTCGTAACAAAACTCATCACGATGGCGACTCTTAATGACTTCGTTAAACTCCTCATCCAAATGAAAGTTTGCGTAGAAGTCCATACTGTTTAAATACTTGTTCACGTACTTGTTGATTAACGGAATATAGTATTTTACAATCTTTGCTTTAATACCACTGTCCTTGAACAGGAATACCAGTTTATCATAAGAACGAAGTGTGTCAAGAGCTTTCTGTTTCTTTTTTAGTAATTCGCTTTGTTTGGTTAAAAGTTCAGACAGTTTATCTTGATTTTCTTGAATCTTAGATTGAGTATCAGCAGTTTCCACAACAGCCAACATCTCTTCGTCCAACCTTTGATTTAATTTAATCAAAGACTCTACAGTTTGTTCTTTGGAAGACGACTTAATAATTAAATCATTTAATTTATTCTGAACACTTATCATCTTGTTCAGATTATTTTTGGACATGTTGATTGCTTCTTTTATTCGATTCAGGCTATTCTTGTGTTCTTCAACCTTTTCTGTCTTCTCAGCAATCACGTGTTCTTTATGTTCTTTGCTAATGGTCTGCTTACAGGTTGGGCAGCTTTGACTCTTTTCAAAGAACTTGATGTCTTCTTGTACGCCTTCAAGAGTACTTTCCAATTTGAACAACACGATCTGCTGTTTCTTGAGTTCAGCATTTATTTGATCTCCTGGTTCTAATTTAGTTTCCAGGATCTTCATTGCGCTTTGAAGTTGTTTAATTTCTTTTGAAATGCTCTTTATGGTTTCTGTATTTTCTTCCAAAGTGCGCTTGCGATCTGCAACACGATCTGAAGTGTTCTTTTGGTAAGATTCTAAGATTTCTTTGGTGGCAGACACCTTTTCATTTACAAGCACTAGTTCAGACTCAATAGCCTGCATGACTCCTTTGGCAGTACCAATCTTGGTCTTTAGTACACCATTCATTTCAGAAAAGATACCAATATCCAAAATGTTCTCAATAACTTGACGGCGATCAGCAGGAGTTAACTGCATGAACGGAATAAATGAAGACGAACCAAGAACCACAACCTGAGAGAACGTTTTGTGGTTCATACTAACAATCTGCTCTTCCAAGATGTTTTGATAATCTTTACTCTTGGCGTCTTCGTTTAAAAGCTGACCGTCTTTGAATATCTTGAACATCTTTGGAGCAAGACCACGAACAATCTTATATTCTGTTTTTCCAACAGTAAATTCTAGTTCAACCAGACAATTCTTTTTATTGATGCTGTTGACCAGTTGTGGAATATTCATGTTTCGGAACGGCTTTCCAAATAGCGCAAAAGAAATAGAATCAAGAAACGCAAATGATTTGCCGTTACCGTTTGAACCACACACCAAAGTGGTTGCGTTCTTGCCCAATTCTATTTCAGTAAATGTGTTACCGAAAGAACCAAAATTTTTAAAACGAACAGTCTTAAAATTAATCAATCTAGACTCTCCATATAAAGTTCACGAACAATATTCTTTAGTTCTTCTTTGTTTTCTGTTTCCATGCCGTCAATCTCTTTGTTGATTAAACTTAGTGTGTCCTCAGAAATATCTACTTCACCTTCTTCGCGGACACGATCACTCAGATCTTCAATGATACTAACACTGGCAGGTTCTGCTGCGTAAAGGCTGTCCAAGAATTGATCAAACTTGGTTTCACTTTTCTTTTCGTACACCAAAACCTTTACGTAAGTTCCCTTGTATCGCGCAGGATCAAATCCCTCAATGAGTGTGCCGTTTCTCCACTCCACATTATGAAACATCTTCATGGAGTTTTGAATGAACTGCAATTCTCGGGTTTCTGTATCTAGGATGTGAAATCCTTTTACTTCATTGGTATCAATACTAGTCATCTGGTATTGAGTGCCAAGATAATGAACATTACCTTTAGAACTTTTGCTGTGAAAGTGCCCGGACAGCACCATATCAAACTTTTCTAAGAACTTGTCACTCATGCCTTCATTAAACTTTATTCCGGGCATAACTTCATAACCACTTAATTCTAAGTGGCCTGCCAGAATAGTTGCTTTACTGTCCTTGATTGTTTTTAAAAACTGTTCTTTATTTTCTTCATTCAACCAAGGAACCATCAGAATAGTTGCACCATTAAAACACACTTCTGTTGGTTCTTCGTAAAGATGAAAAGAAGAATGACATTCTCCCAGCACTTCTTTAGGAGAATTTAAACGATTGGTATTTTTATAAAATACATCGTGATTACCAAGAATACAGTGTAGTTCTACTCCATTAGTTTCAAACCAGTTAACGAATCGCTTCTTGGTGTGATGTAGTGTGTTAAAATTAATAAACTTTCTACGATCAAACAGATCACCAAGATGAAGTACTTTAGTGATACCATGTTCTTTCAGGTAAGGAAAGAACTGTTCCTCAAAGAACTTTAAAAAGTGATTCAAGAAAAGGGGAGAGTCTCCTCTGGCCCCAAAGTGTGTATCACCAATAACTGCAATTTTCATGATTTATTTTTACTACGCTTCTTGCGCTTCTTTGGTTCGTACTTTTCAATATCTCGTTCAGAAATATTAAAATGTTCGCTTAATGCTTCACGTTCGTTGGTTTTCTCAAAATAATTTTCTTTAAACCACTTGTGAAGTGTACCATCGTTTAGCTCTTCTGTCAACTTGAATTTGACATATCCTTGTTTCTTCTCTTTTTCTATACGACGCAAGAAAGCGTAATATATTATTTGAGTAAAATAAGAAAATGGATTTTTTGATTTGCGTGGATTGAAATTGTGAGCGTACATTAAACAATTTTCAATTCCGTCTCCAATCATCTCATCTTTATACGGATAATTGGCAAAATTAGATTTTGAACATAATCGTTCGGCTATCTTTAAGAAGCACTCACCAATGTAATTTGAAATTGGTGGACGCTCATCATCAGTATCTTCTGCTTCTCGTATTTCTTTTTTCCATTTGATCATTTCTGCTAAGAATTCTTTATTATCAACATAATGATCATTATTTAATTGTTTTTCTAATTTCTTTTCTATTGTTTTGGCCGTTTTATCTGTTTTTATTTTTAATTTATCTTTTTTAGGTTTTCCACTTGACATGCTATAAATTTCCTGATATAATATTTTGTCTGAGTTAATAAAGAACTATTTACTTATAGTCTTCCGAGTGGGGATCAGCGTTCCAATCTGTCCACTCGTTTCCCAGATCCTTTTTATCTTTTTTATTCCCGGTATACTTGGTAGGATTCATACCCTCACCATTGGTGCTGGTAATTTCATCAATCATATCACCAAGTTCTTTTCGATCAAGTATACCTGAGCGAAGAAGTTCAACGATAACTTCTGGTGAAAAGATCATGTTCATAAACACCATTTTATCATCAAATTTGGGTTTTGCAAGATCTTTTAAGTTGGATTCTTCTTCTGGGATATTGGTTAGATCTTCCATCATTTGTTCCAGTTTACGACGCATATTGTCTAGTGCAATTTCATCATCTAACTCGTCTTTTACTGGGGGTGGAAGTTGTGGTGGTTTGTTTAAATTAACAGCTTTTGGTTTTTTGCTGTACTTATCTTCTTTAAACTTTTCTGCTTCGTATAAACTGGTAACTTCTGGAGTTGGTTCTAGTATGGTATTAACTGAGTCTAAAGAAATGTTAGTTTTAACTTCTGAAGAAAGAATCAACCAATTCTTAAGCATAAAGATTTCTCGCATGCCTCCAAACAAGTCTGGAGAAACCATAGTCTTGAAAACCATGGGTCGGTGAAGACGAAGTTTACCGTCTTTAGTTTTGCGAACGTCTGCAATAATATCTTCACCCGATTTCATTTTGAGTATCTTGTATGTTCTTCTCATTGGACTCCTTTGGTAACTGAATAGAAATCAACTTGTACGGAAATCTCTCATTAGTATATATTTTTAGTCTAGCACCAAGATGGTTCATTCCGTGATTGATGTAGCTCTTGTAACGCAGATCGTCTGCGATATCAAATAATTTCATTTGTTGTTTAGTATCACTTCTTCGCAATCCACGACCAATTGATTGTAAAACGCGAATTATAGATTTAGACGGAGAAGCAAAAACCACATTGTGAATATTTTTAATATTAATACCAGTACTGCAAGTTCCATAAGAAGCCAACAGTATTGAATCTGATCCTTTATCTACCGCTTTACGAATTTGTTCGCGTTCATCTACTTCAGTTTGACCGTGAATAAAATAGACCGGTTTTGTGGAATCTTTCTGTAGTATTTCATGTAACGGCTTTCCTTGTAATTCCACAAAGTTAAAAAGAACTAAAGTATTGCCTGTTAATTTACTGCACAAGTTTTTGATAAACTGATTGCGTCTGGAATTACTTACAACCCAACGTATCTCATCCACGTACGTCATCTTCTTGGTTGTTTGAATGTCTTCTGGAGAGTACTGAAGTTGTAAACAATCAATATTGATTTGTGAAAGTAAGTCTTGATCGATTAATTTTTTAGTTGTGGTGGTGTGATACGTTGGTCCAAATAATCCCTCAATAACCAGTTTATGAGTTTGTGTACCGTCCAAAGTACCGGTTGTGCCTATACGGTATTTGGTTTTTTTAGCTTTGCTCATGATGGACGCAAGAGATTTGGCTTTGAATAAATGGCACTCGTCTCCAAACACTCCCATAAAATCGTCAAAGTAGGTAAACGGCTGATTGTAAATACTTTGCCAAGTGGAAATAATTATTCTTTTAGTAGAAGTTTTATCTTTTCCGAACATTACAGTATGGATATTTCGGTCCGCTTTCCAAGAGTCTTGTTTGGAATAATCCCGAAAATCTGCCAACATCTGAGCAACCAGACTGGTGGTCGGAACAATTATCAACAACTTTCCTGTCGGGTTCTTATCCAACATCCAACGACACAGCAGGTAGATCATCATGGACTTACCAGAGCCTGTAGGAGACACTAGGAGGGCTCTGGATCGATTCAGAGCGTGTTGGACGGCCTCTACTTGATAATCGTAAGGTTGGATGGGTTTACCGCCTGCACTGAGTGGTAAACTTTGAATGAATTGCTTGACTTCTTCTGGCTTGGGAGTATCGTACGGAACCGGAACATGCTCCCAAGTGTACCCACGATCTTTAGCAAACTTAATTACAAGGTCTATCAGACCTGCGTAAATGGTCTGGGTATACAGGTTAAAAAGACGAATTTTTCCATCCCAAAGACGTTTTTTGAATGCTGGGGTGTATTGAAAATTTGGAACAGTAAACGTAAAATAACCGTTTAGTTCTCTGGCCAAAGAACGATCACACTCGACCTTTAAATCGACAGCATCAGGTTGTGTGATACGTATATCTGCCAATTAAACTCCTTGAGTAAACTTCAACCAATCAATCATGGCTCGGATTTGCCATTGACGATTTTGTACAATTTTAATTACACTTTCCAGATAACTAACCTTTTCTTCTTGAAAGTTAACCTTTTCAGAAGCCTTGATATAATCTGTATCGGATTCAATCATGTCATCTGCTTCTGTCTTTAGAATGTTTAATTCAAACGGTTCCCAACCAAACTGAGTCAATTCTTCTTGACTCATTCGGCCAGTATAGTAAAGCCATTTGTTTTTACGAATAACAGATAATTCACTGTTCATTCGTTTTAATTTTAACTTTTCATCCATAAACATTACCAAATATTTGTTGTGAAGTTGTGGTGTTCTGGAAGACTCTGCATCAAGAGCAGTTTGATCAATATCCAGATCTTTTTTAATCATTACTTTTAATTCATCTAGGTTCATAATAATATTATACACCAAAATCAAGGCGTATCAAGTGATTCTATAGTATATCCTGTGTGTGCAAACTTAACTGTTGCAATAGCTTCTGTGGAAGATGGTGTATTTACTGCAAAATTTATTCCACTTATAAATTGAGGAAATACGTGTTTAAAAACAACTTTTAATTTTGGTTTGTAAGAACTATTTGTTATTAAAAGAGTAGCTCCTGTAGTTTTTTGATTGTACGGCAAAGTTGAAGTATCAGATGTATAATTTCCGGATGTGCGAATCCAATTGTGAAGTTCTAACCAGTTTGTTAGATTCTCATCTACACGAAACGAAAGTTCTAAATCTTGAAATCTAAATGCACCGGTTGGTATTTTAACAGGATATCCCATTGTGGTAGGTTGGTCTGCAACACCAAAACCTACACCAGGCAAATTCACACTTTGACAAAAGTAAACCATGTTTGGAACACGGTCTAATACAAATTGAAAATAATTTACTAATAATGGATTGTGTGTACCAGAACTTGTTGCCATACTATTATTTATGTAAACGAAAAGGGCTCCCTTTTTACGGGGAGCCCTTAGCGTTAGTTTTAGTTAAGGTTTAGATCAGAGACCGAAACCAGTGTTACCGTGGAGGTTATTGACAGCAAAGATACGGTAGTATTGGTTACCACCGAGAGCGTTGATGTCGGTGTTCTCGGCGAATGGATTGGCTACCATGCCGTAACGAGTCTTGAAGCCGATCTTGGGTTGGAAAGTGTTTTGATCGACTGCACGTACCATTTGTAACGGAACGTATGGGCAGTAGAACACACCAGCGTCGTATGGGCTTGCACCACGATAGCCGACTAGGCAGAAGTTTGCACCAGCAGCAGCGTATGGATCGATATAAACCTTGAACTTGCCGTTTAGAACGCCAGCAAAAGTGTTGCCGGTGTCATCAACCTCTAGTTGAGTTTGTAGAGCAGGAGTTAGGTTTAAGAATCCACCCATGGCGAGAGCTGAAGCTACGTCGCTTGAGCAAACGATGAAGTTACCCTTACCACGACGAGTTTCCTTAGCAATTTGGTTAGCTTCACGTTCGATTTGGAACATGAGACCACGGAAACGTTCTGCACTCCAACGACCGTCAGAGTCGGTGTTTAGATCGTAAACACCACCAGTGGTGAGATCAGCTTGTTGGCAACCAGTCTTAGCAGTACGGTATAGAGTGTAGATTAGCTCGCGGTTGATTTCGTTGAGAATTTCAGTGCTAAGAATGTTAGCAAGTTCGCTCTCAGCGTCAAGACCGTGAACAGCCTTTAGATCTTGAGCTAGCTCAGTGCTGTACTCTGCCTTTAGGGCGCGAGTCTTGGCTTCTACAGCTAGACGCTCAATGCTGAATGCCATTTGTTGGAAGTTTGCCGCACCGCTCTCGCCTAAACTTTCGCCAGTGTTGGTTAACATACCACGGAAATCGTTGATGTTAAAGCTGGTGTCGCGGATACCAAGGTTAAGACCTTGAGCAAAACCACCGTTGTTGCTACCACTAACACCGATAGGGTTGATGCCTTGGTTGGCAGCAGTGGCAGCACCAGCAGAGGTGTTACCTGAACCGCCGAACTTGGCAAAAGCTTCTTGGAATAGAGCTTCGTTACCAGAACCGTTAGCACCTCCAGGTCCAGCTTGTTTGGTGTAGCGTGAACGCATAGCGAAGATTAGACCGGTTGGTGCACTCATTGGTTGCACGCCAGCTAGATCGTAAGCCATGAGATTTGGCATGCTACGACGAACTAGGCTGATTAGAATTGGGTCGTAACCAGCTAGAGCAGAGTTAGCAGTACCAGCAGCTTGAGATACTTGGAAACCGCCACCACCCATACCGTTGGTTGGTGTTTCAACGAGATATTGCTCACGAAGAGCCTTCTCTTGGTTTTCTAGTAGGATGGCAGTGCACTTCTTCTTGTACGAATCTGAAATTGAAGGAATAGCCTCGTGATCGAGTAGAGGGTTCCATTTTTCTACGAGTGTATCGTAGGGTGTAGTTCCGTTAAAATCCATTGACATGTTTAGTTTCTCCTTGATTTAAGTTTATTTATGTTTTAGTAATTTTTAGTAAGTCTTAGTTTGACGTGACAGAGCATTTACATATACAGACATTGGGCCTTCAGTGACTGCAGGGGTATTCCATTGCTCTGTAAGTGTTTCAGTTTCTGAGGCAACTACTGGAGCAGCCTTCAGATAATTTTCTTTGAGAATTAGTAATTTATTTTGGAAGTCTTGAGCATTGCTAAAATCGATGCTCTCAGCTAGAGAAGCAAGGCGTTCAGCGTCTACTTGTGACATATCCGAAACAGTGTTTAGGAAAACTGCACGAGCTTGACCAGCAGTGACTTCTCGGTTGAGATTCATGTTGGTTTGAATTTGCTCGTTCAGGGCAGTTTCTAGTTCTTGGTTTTCATTGAATAGATCTTCAAGAATGTCGTGCTTCTTCTCTGGTACTTCAATGTAGTGAGTCTCGAATAGATTCTTGAGACCACCGATAAAGCTTTCAGAAATTTCAGTACGAATGCCGTTTTCTACAGCTAGCTTGTTTTCCTTCATCCACTCGTCTACAGCGTAGTTTAGGTACTCGTCTAGACGGGTAGCTAGTTCTTGGGTGACCTTTTCCACTTCTTCTTGAATGATGCTGGCACTTTCACGAAGAACTTGCTCACGAATCTTGGTGGTGCGTTCATTGAGCGCAGCTTCAAAGATTACAGCAGTCTTGCTCATGAACTCTTCTGAAAGGTTTTCACCGTTGAATAGTGAATTGAGGTGTTCGCTTACTGCGGTTTCTTCTTCTTGTTCTGCACCAATTGGTTGTGCAATTTTTTGACCGCTATCTTGACCAGCACTCATTGGTTGAAGACTAGCTTGATTGCGTTGAGCGTTTCCTTCCATCCAACTGGTGTCAAGGGTACCAAGAAATGGTCCTTTACCAGTGGCATCCATTGCGCCTTTTCCAGTTGCATCCATTACTACGGGTCGTTGTTGTTGTTGTGTCTTTTTCATGTTTTTTCCTAGTTGTAATTTTATTTATAATTTTATTTATTTACACAGATACGAGTTCATTAATTCGGTAATGCAGCATATCTCCAATCGTCTTTTTGGGCTGCAACTATCTTTCCTGCCACAGTTGCTTTTGCTTGAGTGTATGGAGCAGCTATACCAGCAGCCCCCCCAAAAGCACCAGCTGCTGCTCCAAGCCGACCCAATCCCAACTTACTAAGTGGACTTGATCTTGTATCGCCCAATCCATAATAAAGTCTATTTCTCAATTCAAATTGTGCTGCAGTTCCTAGACCTCTAGCAAGTTTACCAGCAAGATTGATCGGATCTGTTGCTTGTATGATGTTTGCATAATGTTTAATTTTTTCTGCACCAATAGTAGGATCAAATGCAGCAGCAGAAGCAGCTTTTTTTGCTTGTAATTTAGCATAAGTAACCGGAGAAACACCAACTAAAGATTTAACAAAATTTATGCTAGAATCACCACCAGGTTGTGGTGTTGTTATATCAATAAATCTTTTAGCTGCAACTTTAGGACTCATAGTTGGAGTAAAATAATTTAAAGTATCAGACACAACACCACCTTCTAGTAAAGATTTTAGTGTGCCTGATTTAAACTGTAAATTTTGTTGTTCAAAAATACGAGTTCTGGATCTTGCAATTCTGCTCATTCTGGCTCTATGGCTTTCAGCTTCTATTTCTGCCTGTCTTGTCAATTGATCGCGTTCTAATTTTCTTTGAGTTCTTTCCATATAATCTTTGTGGCGATCTGCATGTTCTTGATTTTTTGCTGGTTTTGATTTAGACGCAGCATCGGATGAATTATAACCTGAGACTGCACCAGGAATTTGTGAACCTATTGCTGCTCCTGCAATAGCACCAGGAAGTCCTCCAAAAAGAAGGCCAAGACCACCACCAATTACACTACCTACACTGCTACTTTGTTTTACTGCCTGTGGTATTAAATCTTTTGTATCTGTAGTAGCAGCAGATGTTGCCATTTTTACACCTGCACTAGGATTACCGGTAGCGAATCCAATTGCACCAGCAGCCATTCCTTTTAATAAGTCCAACGAACTCCAGTTAGCTTCTTTGGGGGCTGAAGGTTTTGTAGAAGATGTTGCTGTTGCAGGAGTGGAAGCAGAAGCAAGAGCAGGAGCAGGAGTATTGACACCACCTTCAATTAAATTTACTAGTTTAATTTTCATTTAAGTTTTCTCAAGAAATCTTCAAACAGCTTGGTAGCTTTTTGTTCTAGTTGACGGGCAGATGCTTTAGAAAGTTCTCGGCGATACTCTTCAATTTGGCGTTCAACTAACATACCATTATCCCAAATCCACTCTTTGCCTTCCATAATTCCATTTACGAAAGCGTTAGGAGCTGAAGGATCTGCAACGATGTCTACTGCAGAGAGCATAAAGTCAGGTTGAACTTCGTTGTAACCATTTCTGGCTTTCAGTGAACCCATACCACGAGTTGATACGCCAAGACGAGCACCTTCATTGATAAGATTTTTAACAATCTCGCCCATCGGAGTACTCATAACTTTAGCTTTACCATATACATCAGAACCATCACACTTAAATTCTTTAATGATAATTGCAACTCGATCAAGATTTACTGTTGGACCTGCTGGATGATTCAGCTCACCAAAAGCGCGGCTGTTGTTTACAAACTCTTTGGTGTAACGATTAACTTCATTTAACAGAATGTGCTTTGGGTACATTCTTTTGTTTCGATTGAGGGTATCAGCTTGCATGAAGGTACCTTCAATGAAATAATTTTTGCCACCGTCAGCAGCTGCTTCAGTTAAAAACTCTACTTGTTCAACTGTCTCGGTTATTAGTTTCATTGATTTCAGTCTTTCTCTTCTTCGTCAGTTTCTTCTGAGTCCTGATCATCTTCCTCATCTTCTTCTTCTTCGGACCCACCTTCTTCTTCTTCCGCAAGTTGCTCCTCGTCCTCGGCTTCATCCTCATCTTCTCCTTCAATAGCGTTACCAATAGCGGCACGGCGGTTCTTTAGATACTCATCACTGCTGTCAGTATCGCCGTCATTATCAACGTCTTCGTCTTCTTCACCAACAGGATCTAGATCTTCAAAAATAGTAGGAGCAAAAGATTCGTACTTTTCGTTTAAAGCGTTTGTTAAAGCTTCATTTAATTTTTCTTTGATTAAATGTTGAGCTTGAACCAGATTTTCGTTCATTACGAGGTTTATGAAAGTTTTTAGAGAATTATCCATTTTTAGACCCTTGTTTTTTATTTTCTAACCTGGCCAAGTTTAATACTCGGTTAAAGGTTTCTTGTGATTCAGACAGTAATTTTACCATTCTTTCTTTGTTGTCATTATTTAGGTTTTTATATAATTTAGACACCATTTGGCGGTCTTCTTCATTTAGTATTGCAACATTTCCATCTTTTAACTGATGAGTTTTTTCAAACATGAAAGTTTCAAAAACTGGTTGTTTTAAAACTTTCACATCAACAGAAGCTGGAATATTTGCTGATTTTACTATACTTTCTAATAATTTTTTACTTTCATCACGGTACAGAGATTCCATTAACGTAGCAGAACGCTCTCTTAATTCTTCTCCTAAAACGGCCTGAAATTGGTCGCTTTTACCTCTTAAGATCATGTCTACTAGTCTTTTTGGTGTACTCATTGTGGTTCTTCTGGTTGTTGTTCTTGTTCTTCTTCTTCGGGTTGCTCTCCAGACATCATTTGCTGATACTGTTGCATTTCCTGAGCTTCCATTTGTTTCTGCATCTCTCTATTTATTTGTGCGTCAATTTCTAAAATGTCTTCTTCAGACTGCTTTAAGAAGAATTTACGAACGTAATCATTAGAGAAAAATCTACCAATATACGGAGTTACTGCAGCAATAATGTCTAATCTTTCTCTTAAAATATCATTATCTTTTAGTTCGGCAAAATAAGAATCGTTATTGAATGTAAACGTTATCTCTTGATTAATACGATTCCAATCATCTTCCGACATTATGCCTTTAAGAATAACTTGAGTTTTTAAAATATCTAAGAAGACAGTACTGAATCTGTGGCGTAAACGATCAATAAATTTATTAAACCGAACTTCATCTCGGGTAATCTCGGCAGATCGGCCCATATTGAATCCACTTTCTCCCATCATTCTTGAAAGAGGAACACCTAATGCTCGGAATAATTTTTGTTGCAGATACAATACGTCTTCCATCTGCCCTAAGTTTTGGCCACCATCTAACGTGGTAATTTCTGTACCACGACCACCTTCACGGCGTGGCATCCAAAAATCTTCAAGCATGCTCATGTGATTACGTTCGTCTCGAATTTGACCGGTGGCAGGATCGTAAAGAATCTTGTTACGATACCTGTTCATAATCTCACGCAGATATTGCTCTGCTTTTTGCTTGGGAAGATTACCTACGTCTACGTAAAAAATGCGACGTTCTGGAGCACGAGAAATTCGATAGATGGCAACTGCGTCTTCGATTTGACGAAGTAGATTAAGTGGACGAACAGCTTTTTGCAGGTATCCAACTACTCGCTTTGTTGCAGCATCAATAATACCAGAGTGAGTGTACGCAATAGTGTCTGGGGATATTTTCCAACCAGCACTAGTTGTTGGGAATGTGGACTCTCTATCAGTATCCGCGTAAACAAAGTACTCTTGAATACTCTTTATTGGAGAAAACGGGGCCATTCCTCCGTAAACCGCTTTGTCTTTTTCTATTTTTCTTACTTTTTTGATCTTTACTGGATCAATTGGTATTAGTTCAATAATACCTTTTCGTAAATCGTTCTTATCAATTTTCTTGTAGTAGTATACTTTAGAATCAATATACCATCTTCTAAAAATATCTGGTGCTTTATTTGAAAAGTCCATTAATTTTAAGATGTGATTGTACTCTGTGTAAATTTTTGTTTTAATAGTTTCAGATAAATTTACACGATCAAGATTTAACTTTACAGGTTTTCTGTCTTGATCTAAAACTATGGCTTCGTTCACAATATCTTCAATGGCAGCATCCACTTCAGGATACAGTGCCATGGAACGATAGTGTTGAATCATTTGGTTTTCGTCACGGACTGCTCCAGAGAAGTCCACAAACGTACCAAACACACCACCAGTTTCTAAAATATAAGAACCATCATAACTGTCTGGAGTGATAAGTTCTCCAGTTTGCTTTACTGATTCTTGTTTCTTTTTGCCTATACTAAAACCAAATAATTCTAATTCCATATAATTGTCATTCCTATTTGTTTTATTTTATATAGGTAACAAGTAACGCAAAATAAAAATGTATTATGGTCTGGTGGGATTTTCTTCTGTTGATGGTGGTGGATATTTTATTGTTCCAATTTGAGTTAATGTATAATGAGTAAATAAAATGGTAACTTGAAATGCTGCAATTGTGTTGTCTTTACCCATATCCAATTCTAATGGACCCACTCCAACAGGCCAACAATTATTTAATGTAAATGATTTGATGGCAGCAGCACCATCTGCATCTAATTGACTAACCGTCCACGCACTAGAAAAATTTTCGCTAGGTTTTGCGAGGTTAGTATATTTATTTGAATCGTGGTTATTTATATTTTGATGCCAATCATGAAATGCTTTATACAATGAAGTTTTTTCTTTAGTATGATCATCTATAATAGTTATATTCCATGGTTTATAAGCTCGATCACCAGGATAATTTACAGTTCTACCATGCCAATTTACTGCTATATTTCCTAAAACTGCTTCCGGCATAGAAGCTGCTCTAATATGAAATTTAGTAAAATCTATGCCACTACCTAAGCCACCAGGACTTGGGCCAATTTTTCCTGATACTTCAAAACGGTTTACGCGAGTTCCACCGTTAAATCCACCAATAAATTGTGATATACTACCCATTGAATGTTCCTTTTTTATTTTAGCTTACTATAACTTCGCCGGTTGCGGAATTGATTACTCTTACTGTTACTGTGGTTGCTGGTACAACAAGACCGATTGTTACGTCTAAAATTAAATTACCAGCCGCAGCTACTGCTGCAGTATTATTACTTTCATCGCAAGTCAGTAAATAGCTAGAAATTGCACCGTTTGCAAGTATTGAATCTAATATTGGAGTACTAGAGTTTATTACTTGTTGACGTGTACTGGCATTATTTTGTGTGAACAGATACCGCTTCAAAACAGAAATTAATTGTTTTTGTAGGTACAGCGAAAGCATCATATTGCTTATTTGTTTCTTGGCAGAAGTTGCTGATGTGTTGGATGTGAAATTACTTAACAAGAAGGTTCCTTCTCCTGGTAGTGAGTAAATTGCGTTTACTCCTCCTTGACCAAAATAAGTTGCATCAGAGTCTGAGAACTTCTGAGTCATGTACAGAACATTCAAAATTCTACCTCTAACGTAACCTGCTGGAGTCACCCAGATATTATCTGTTTTTGCGGTTCTGGCAAAACAACCAGCCACGTCTGGAGATAATGATCCTTCGTAAACTATTGCAACTCCATTGCTTACATAAGTAAATTTCTTTCGACCAGCAACGTATACTACGTATTCGCTGGTGTTTTTTGCACCAAAGTCTGCTGTAAACCCATCGTATGCAGAAGCCAAATTTAAAGAGCTGATATCTCTATAATTTCCTATAACAGCTAAACAGTCTGTTCGAGTCTGGGCAATACTGGCAGCAGCAGCTGAAGAAAGAGTGTTTCCACCATCAAAAACTATATCTAATTGAACTTGATTGTTGTTGTGTAATATTGTGGAAGTGGTGCCTAAAGTGCCGTTTTGAGTGTAATACGCGCCGGTAGATCCGGTTCCACCTACCACACAAGAACCACCGTATTGTAAATAATTCCAAACACTGAACCATTCGTTAGCCCAAGCACCGGTTGGTCCTGAAGTGGAAAATTGTGAGTCCGATAGTCTACCCAACCAATTGTTAAGAGAAGAAACGGTCATTAAACCGGTTTCTGTTTCGGATGTTCCATTTGAACCAGTTATACCAAATAGTGGCACCAGTCCATTGTAAGAAACCATTCCTGCTTTTAGATCTTGTGGCATATTTTAGTCCTTTATAATCTGTATTGGTATTTATAATTTACCTTTTTTTACATAATATTTGGTGTGTCGTCACTGTCATAAGAACTAATAAACCCAAAACTAAACCAATCGTCTTCTTCTATTTTTTTAATTTCACCTTCAAACAGTTCTTTTCTGATATCAATATTGGTAATTTCTTTAAAATATGGCTGTTTGGTTAACCAAGAAAACAACACTAAACACATCACAAGATCATCAGTATGCCCATCATCAGCACTAAAACTGTTCCATTTTGCCACAAAAGACAAAAGTTCTTTTATTATCTCTTCGTCTTCTATTATTAATTTGTCTTGCTCTACCAGACTTTTTAGAATAGAACAACCTAGTTTTTTAACAATAGCTGTGGTTCTTACTCCAAAAAGAGTTTCACCTTTACCAAACCCACCGTTTAATACCATCCCGGCTCGACCTTTATTCATACTGGTTAACAGGTTATCGTACTCTAAATCGTAGTGCAAGATATCTGCAACCTGTCCACCAATATCATTAACTTCCACCAACATGTAAGCGTTATTATATTTTTTGCCTAAAGCTCCCAATATGGTGGGATAAAGCATGGGAGAAATAATATTATTTCTGTACTTTGCCACAATTTTGTACGGAGATTCGGTAATATCAAAAACTACTGCAGCACTATAATCTTTTCCTTGTCCTCTGGAAGTATCTACCGTTATCACGTATGCTCGATTGGGTTTAGGTTCTTCATATACAGAAAATCCTTCAGCAGATCTGGATAGTGGTCTTTTAGCAGTTAACACGTGTAGTTTAGATGTAGAAATTAGTGTGTTAGACGAACCAATAAAGTCACAATCGTATTCGCTTTTAAACTTTTGTTCGCCACCAGAACCACCACCTAATTGTTTGATAGTACGCTGTTTCCATTTTTCGTCTCGTAGTGGACCACCTGGATATAGAGGAACTTGACTCCAATGTACCTCTACTGGCACGTATTCGTTCTTGCCCTCTTCTCCGGCCTTTCTAGAGGCTCCCTGCCAAAGGTTGTAAAACATATTTAAACCGTTTGGAGTTGATACTATGATAACTTTAGTGGTTTGGCCGGATGTAATAGTAGGATACACCGAACTGAAGAACTCATCTGCAATGTTAGCTGGAACGTGGGCAAACTCATCCATGAATATAACGTTATACGAACCACCACGAACAGCAGAAGCAGAGGTTGCAGACGCCAACACACGAGATCCATTTTCTAACTGAATAGAAGTTTTATTCCACTCAACTACACCGTGTTGCAACCATTTTGGAAGGTACTCGTAAGCTTCTTTTAGACGCTTCATAATTTCCATAGCAGTCTTCATCTTGTTAGCAAGAATTGCTATGTTTACGTTTTGATTGAATATGAGGTAATGAACCATCCACGCAACAGTGGTTGTAGTTTTACCTGTTTGAAGAGGAAGCTTGGCAATAACAAAGCGATTATCTTGAATGGTTCTTACAATATCTTCTTGATAATCGTATAGTCCAAAAGACTCAAGACCTTTATCTGTAGTAACAATCTTAATGTATTTTTTAATAAAATACACCGGATCATTAGCACATTTAATGTACTCTTCTACCTGCTCTTTAGTAAATTCAATAGAAACCCCAATCTCTTTAAGATTAGGATTACCAAGATAACCTGACTTCTTTTTATATCCCATCGTCTAAAAACTTCTGGCTGTCGAGAGCCTTGTTTCTGCTGCGATCTTTGTTTATCAAATCTTGTAGCTCACTGGTAGAACCAACGTAAATTGAATTATTAGTGGTGTGATTAACTTTAATTTCTTCTTTCTTGATTGCTTTAGATTTTTGATATAGATCCAGCAAATCTTTATTCATTTCGGATACTGTTTTTAATAACTGTCCAAGAACTTCATAAGCTCTTGGTGAGTCACCAGCTTTTGCAACTTTAAGAATTTCGTCTACCGCAGAAGAACCATTATCGATAAGACCTTTGATGTTGTCTCTAACATAATTAAAATCTGCATCCAAACTAACACCAGCAGTATTATCTGCTTTTTTTACTATTGGTGTTATTTCGGGGCCTTTAAATTCAATACCAAGATTTTGAGAAATAATATCAGAGGATTCCATATATTAATATCTATTCAGTAATTCCTATTTGAGTATTTAAAGTTATACCCGTAGTATCAAATATATTCAAGTTTGATGCAGTAACCATAGGACCTGTACTGGTTTTTCCGTAAATAAATGATTTTGCAATAAATTGGTAGGTACTTACTATAAATCGTCTGGTGCTAAAATCACCTTCGTATTCTTGGGTAAGTGTAGTATTTGCTATGGAAATTGGAACATTTACTTTTTGTTGTAGATCATTCATTTTTATAGAAATAACAAATTCAGGAGAAAAATATGGAAGAATTTGTTCCATAATTTGCAAATTTTCTTCTAAATTTCTAGTAAACACGTTTAAATTAAAACCAAAATTATAAGGAACTTCAGCATAACTGGTAGAAATATCTGTAGTTCCTGTTTTTACGGTTGTATTTGTTTTATTAAATTTTCTGGTTGGATCGTATGCCAGTAAAGCTAACTCAAACGACATGCGAGGCAGTGAAATTTCTATACGAGTTTTATCGCTTATAGAGCTGGGTTCTGTTAAACGTTTTATAAATTTTTCTTTAGGAGCGTAAGTTAAAGGAACAGCGAATAATCGCGCATCGCCGTTTTCGTCTTGTTGTTCTAATTGAATATTATTAAAAAGACTACCAAAAGCAATTACTAATTTTCTAATAGAATCGTTTTTAAAATGAGTAAACATTAGTAATTACCCTCAGAGAAAGGATCAGTTTCTGTAAAATTAAATACGTCTAACTTATCACTTTCTGCTTCTATTTCATCGTTGTCACCAGCAACAGTCTTGTCTTCATTATTAGTCATCACCAGCGTATCTGTGAGTCCGTTGTCAAAGTTCATGATACACTCAATACCACTGTCCACGCCCTTAATAGTATCTCCACTTTCAAAAGTGCCTGTAATGTAAATCAAATCAATATAAGGGAATGTGGGTGTCAAAGCAACAGTTGCTGTGGCTGTTGCGTCCTGCAGTGCTGCATTCTGCCCAGTAAATCCTACAACCTGATAAACAACTTCTCCTGGATAGTAAGTATGAGAAGTGATGCCAGTTATATCGCTAGACAGAGAATATTGATGTGTGTATTGACGGTTTTCGGTTTGTGTTGCATCAATATCAGTAGTTCCAGTAGAAACTGTTTCTTGATCGTAAGTAAACAGCTCACAAGTTAGTCGGTAAGAGTAAAGTTTTCCTAATTGATAAAAAGGATTTTCGTGTTCCACAAAATTTATTTCAAACATGGATTTTGAGAGTGGAAAATAAATCAAATCACCTTCTCTTGGTCTGGTAATCTCCGGAAATCTGGTTTGCACTTCTTGCACAAATCTCTTTTTAGAAAGAGTTAAAAATACATTGTCTTTAATTTCAATACCAAATTTGCTTGCTATGTCGCCTTGGCCTTGAAATCCAGAAACAGAATCAATATACATTTCTAATGGTACAGAATCTTTATACGATACTTGAGTTCCTTCTCCAAATATCTTATCAAATTCCACCATGTTTCTGGGAACATAGTACATTTCTCTGCCCATGGTTTTAATAATCTCGATGGTCAGATCTTCGGTTACGTCTTGTTCACCAGAATAATCTTTAAAATACGGATTTATGGGCATATTAACCTGTCATGAAATCTATCGGCAGTTCGTAACTACGTAGAACATCTTCTTCTATTCTGGCAATTTCATTCATTGCTTCCGTGTAAATTTGACCACCGCGCATAACAACTCCACCTGGTAGCGCAACACCGTCAAACTTTGCCATGTTTGCTCCCCATTGGCGTTTGATTAAAGCTGTTACGTATCGTTTTAAATAGCGATCATTGAATATTTCTGTGTACTTTTCTGGATCTAATGCAGCATACGCCCAGATACAAATCCAGTCTCCAGCTTTTGTTTCTTGGCCCCAATTCATATCAAGATATAATCTGTTAGTTACTTTACTAAACACCACAGTTTTTTCTGGTTGAAATAAATCTTGTATTAACTGAATGTATCGTTTAGTGGAATCGTAAGAAGCCAAACCCAAAGCATTAGTTCCACTAAGATTTCTATTAATACCAAAGTAGTCGGTTAGTGCTAATTGATAACGAACGTCAAACATGTTGATGTTGCTAAATTGACCAAAATGTAAAACTTTAATTACGGAAACTATTTCTTTACCGGTTGGTCCGTCTACTTCATTTGGCGAAAGAATACTTTCAGTATTAATATATCTATTAGTAATATCAGTTTCTGTTAACTGATATTTAAAAAATACTTTTTCCACACCATCAAAGTGGCGTTCTGTAAAGTATTGAAGTGCATCGTCTAACCGGTCTTCGCACTGTTCCCAATCGACGTTGATATCGATAACCGGCGCGCCTAATTGACGCAGACTGTACTGTATTATTGATTCTCTGGAGGATGGTGTTGCCATAATTCTAAATTATTTATGGCATTTAATAGTTGAAGAATCTGTATTATTCTAAATTGGTGCCTTCAGGTGGTGCGTGTGTATTAACATCAATTTTGGCAACTTCTGCGTAATCAATATTTTCAATATAATATTTTCTGCTAATTGGTTCAGTTTTTTCTTCAGGAAGGCTGGTTTCGTAGTTAGTAAATCCAGGCATTTTTAACGGACAGTTTAGTTTAGGATAGTCTAACTTACTGTACTCGTCTGAAGTACTGGTCAACCAAGTTCTGGCAGAATCGCCACACCCACACCCACCACAGTAAAACTTTCCTGGTGTTTCACTGGCTTTTAGGTGTTGACACGGAGGCAGTTCTCCACCACCAGCTTGATTACCAAAACAACCTAAAACACGCAGCTGTTTGGTAGGTGTATCAATTTTATTGTTAGTAAATCCTCTAGAAACTATTGCTTGAGCAAAACTTTGAACAAGACCAAGTTTAGTAGAAAGAATATTTTTTACTTGCTGTTCTGGCGGTTCTTTCCTGAACTCTTGATTTTGTTTATTTTTATTACACCCACATCCCATGGCATATCTCCATTAAAATATATCATATAAAAAATAAAAAGCAAATCATATAATTTATATAGTCACACACCTACAATACATATCACCATTTTTCTAGAGGACACTTTTCTTCTGGAATTTTTACCTTTAAAGCTGTAAAACAACCACATTGCTTACAACTTTTACCTGTCCATTGATCACATCCACCACAAATAGCAAGGCGGGCTTTGGACTGCTCGGTTTCTTCAAGAACTAATGCTTGAGCGGCTTTGATTGCGCCTTTGGCTAGCCATTTTATCCCATGTTCTTCACAGGCAACAGGTAAACCAAATTCCTTACACTTAGCTAGGATTTTCGCTCTAATTTCTTTATTTTTTTTTGCACCCCAAATGTGGGTGTAACCAAGTTCACTTGCTTCCTTGTCTTTATCCCTGTATAACAAAGTGTTAAGCAGGCAGACAATGTTTTGATTGTGCTTTCTAGCGTAGTTGTAAAAGTAAAGCTGTTCAGCAATAGTTGCACGTGACCAAGATGGAGATTGGGAATCCGGGGGCCCAGTCATATAGTCAGCATTGATTGGATCCATAACAAAGTTCCATGTCTTGCTGTAAGCTTCTAGTAAGAAGTCTGTATTATATCCTCCCACGATTCCTGCGTTAATGGCCCTATCTAGGCTTTCAGATCCAACAAGGTCGTGCGGGTTTGGACACTGGCTAAAAAACCGATTAAGCACATAACGTTTGTTGACATCCAACTCAATTCGTTCTGCAAATAAAGGGCTATTTGTCATTTCTACGGGAAGTGGTTTCCACAACAGCACATCGTAGTCAATATGCATAAAAGGCTGGCCTTTAGATGCAGCATGGATGTAGGTCCAAATCTTGCCAAGAGACCAAACCTGTGCGTACTTTAGTGGAAGTTGATCCAGTTCAGTGCTTACAGAATCGTAGCCTAAATTTCTCAATGACTCAACGGCACGAGAGTCTGTAACAAGATGGACATTCCCGTAGTGTTTCTTGGCCAAGTAAGCAGAGAGGCGATGTAAATCAACCAAGAACGGATCAGGGGTTCCTGCGTAGCCAGCACTCCAGTATGAATGATAAACTTGAATCAAAAATCTAAACCAAAACCGTTGAAACCTTCTTCAGAACCACCAGTCCCATCACCACCACCAGATCCACACGGATCCCCAGGGCAGAGTGTATTGCAAATGTCACGGCAAACGCCTGGAGCACAACCGCAACTTGTTCCAAGACCTTGCCAAGTGCCACCCGCACTGGTACACGCAGCTTCGGTGGTAACGCTGCAAACACCGCCTATGCAACAAGCCCCATTTACAGGACAACAGCAATTTGAACCAGCAGAAAGAGAAGGTCCTGCCTTAAGCAGTAAAGCATTGTTTTTTAAATATAAAGGCATATATTATGGACAAGTTGTGGTTGATATATTTATATTACTTCCGCCTGCACTTCCAGTTAAAAGACCATTACCAAAATTTAATGTGGTTGTTGTAAATTGCAAGAATCCACCAGTAAGTGTTACTCCAGTCACCATACTATAAGAAGCAGTAATACCTGTGGCTAAAATATTTTGAATAGCGGTTATAGTTGGAGAGAAAATAGGTCCAGAGAACGTGGCACCTGATGTACTTTGAATAGGTCCAGAGAAAGTGGCACCATTGGCAGAAATTCCCTGATTAAATGTTTGTAGTGCAGTAAAGGTATTTGCAACTGAAGTGGTTACGCCTGAAACATCACCAGTCAAACCGTTAAAAGAAGACACTACATTTGTGAATGTTTGGCCATTTAACGATATTCTACCAGAGAACGTGGCACCTGCTGCACTTAAACCACCAACAGAGACAAGACCACTAAATATGGCTTGTGTGCTGGATATACTGCCGGTGAATGTGGCACCTGCTGCACTGATCCTACCACTAAACGTGGCTCCAGGAGCGGTAATACCAGATATTGCATTAACTGTTCCGTATAATCTAACAAATTGTTGAGAAGTAGCTCCTATAGTTGCAGTGTTAGAACCAAGACCAATGGCATTAGCACCAATAACAATTTCATTAGTTCGATCATTACCGGTATTAATTCCATAACCAATATAAACACCATTTGCTAATCCAGAATCTCCCGCCACAGCACTTGAACCTATTACAGTATTTCTGGAAGTTGCACCTATTAGTCCTAGTGCACCATTACCGATAGCCACATTTTCGGAGCCAGTTTCTAAAGATACTAAACTTTGATAACCAATACCAGTATTACGCTCACCGGTTTGATTATTGACTAATGTTTGAAATCCTATTGCTGTATTATAATTACCGTTATTATTTGACAGCAATGCTTCATTTCCTATTGCAATATTGTGAATGCCATTATTATTTGTTTGTAGTGCTTGAAATCCTAAAGCAATATTATTACTTGAATTACTATATCGTAATGCTTCATTTCCTATTGCAGTATTATAATTACCGTTTGTATTATTTTCTAGTGCTTGAGTTCCTATTGCAATATTAGAATCACCGTCTGTATTAGAAGACAAAACACCAACACCAATACCAAGATTAGATGCAACATTTCCCCTACCACGACCAAAAGAAATTCCATTCACTGAGATATCACCACTAAACGTGGCACCTGCTGCACTGATCCTACCACTAAACGTGGCTCCAGGAGCAGTAATACCTAAACTTGCGTTAAGTGTGCCGTACAGTTTAACGGTTTTTGTGTTTGTGTTGCCTATAACTGTAGTGTTAGAACCAAGACCAGTGGCACCTGCACCGATAACAATCTCATTGATGGAAGTGGTTCCTGCTGCAGTAGTATTGGCACCTATGAACACACCGTTAGTGACTCCGATAACCGAGCCACCAGCCAAATAACCTATTCCAGTACTATTGGATGCGGTTGTTGCAGATGTCAACACACTGGTACCAACACCAGTATTATTATCGCCATTGTTTAATTGTTGTAACACAGCATTACCAAAACCACTATTTTGCAAACCTGAAATATTTTGATTTAAAGTAAAATTTCCAACACCAGTATTCGAATAACCAGTGGTATTATTTAATAGTGTAGCATATCCTATTGCCATATTTCCAACATTGCCATTTGAAACCAAACCGTTACCAATAGCTATGCACCCAATTGGAGGAGTAGGACCTCCTCTACTTATTGAAAAACCAAATCCATCATTATTTACAGTTATGCCACCCATGAAGATGCCATTACTTGCACACAATCCTGCACTAAATCTTTGTAGTGCGGTATAAGTGTTTGCGGCAGAAGTGGTCAGTATGTTTGGAGCAGAAATAGGTCCAGAGAAAGTGGCACCAGCAGCACTTATACCTGCACTGAAAGATTGAATGGCAGAGAACGTGTTCGCTGCTGTGGTAGTTATTATGTTTGGAGCAGAAATAGGTCCAGAGAAAGTGGCACCAGCAGCACTTATACCTGCACTGAAAGATTGAATGGCAGAGAACGTGTTTGCGGCAGATGTAGAAAGAATATTAGGAGCTGTAACATTTCCAGTAAACGTGGCTTGTGTGCCAGATATACTGCTGGTGAATGTGGCACCAGCCGCAGTGATACCAGTATTAAATGTTCCAAGACCCGAAGCAACCAAAGTTCCGTTTAATGTAATGCCGGATGCTGTTATACCTC